AGCTCTCTGTCTCTGTCGCTGTTAGCGACCCAGCTAGTTTACCAGCACTGAGGTAATTATGGCAATTGTCTCGAAGGTTGGCTACAAGCGTAATAACATTACGTATGCAGTCGGCGGTACGTGCGGTTCCTCCTATTATGGTTTTGGAGGACCGTACTACTACACCACCTGGATTAATAATCCGGGCGAGACTTCGATCGACATTTGCTATGTCGCCTCAGGTTTTGCTGATACTAACTGGAAGGCGGTCCTTGCATCCCAGGGTTATCTGCCCACAAGGCAGTACTGGGTTCGTCGAATTCGCGGGAAACAAAGCCCCGTTACTTTCGATCGTACTCAACATACCGACGGCCCTATCTATTCCCGCACTGTTGGTGCGGCTTGGAAAATGGCCCCAAATGTTTCTGTTTTGCCACCGAATTTCTCGACGGCTAATCAGAATCATGGCGTAGTTAAGCTAGCAAAAAATCGCTGTCTTACCTCCGCTCGGGATGTTAAGGTGTCTCTACCAATCGCATTTGCTGAAGGTCGTAAGACCGTGCAAATGCTTGCTGAGACTGCAAGGAAACTTGCTGAGGCTTACAAAGCCTTTCGCAAGGGCAACTTCCGCCGTGTTGCTGAGCTTCTTGGGGTACCGTCTCGAAAGGGAAACGCCAATAATTGGTTGCAATACCAATACGGGTGGATGCCTCTCTTGATGGACCTTAAGGGACTCGCCGATCTCGCAATGCAAGAACTCGCATTGGGAGGCCGTATGCCCAGGTTTCACGCATACGGTAGAGCGAAGGAGAACGGATCTTTGTACCAAGTAATTGGTTCGAATGATCCTCTTCAAAAGGAGAACATCGGTGGTTACACCGAGTCTACGATTGAAGTATCCCCTCCTGAGCTTGTCGGAAAAGCTTGGCTGTATCTTGAAGTTCAATATTCAGATGCAGCTTTAGCTTCGCAGCTAGGCTTTGGAGGGTTCTCCGACATTGCCTCTGTTGCGTGGGAGAGCGTGCCATTCTCGTTCGTCTTCGACTGGTTTGTCGACGTCGCGACGATGCTGGCAGTTTCTAGCTCTCTGAAAGGATTGGCGGTACTTGATGGCGGGTGTTCCTTGGAACAAAAGTCCACTGTAAAAAAGTGGGCTTCCAAGCCTGCCTGGTACTCTAACTACGCCTTCTCCTGGGTAAATCCAGGACCGGTGTATCAAGGTACCGATATGTACTACCAACGCCTCACCTGGAATGGTGATGCACCTGGTTACCTTAATGTACGTGGGTTTGATGGTCTCAATGCGAAGCGGATAATATCTGCTATCGCACTGCTGACTCAACGTTAGTCACGCTGACTGGTGAAACGCCAACGCGAGACTTCTTCCCATGTACGTTTTTGGTATCTAAGGACTCACCATAGCCTCTAGAGTCATCTGCCCTCGAAGAGGTTCCATTTAGGCAGTATTTGCTCTTCCTTTTGTTTTTAGGAGTACAAACATGCCCGCAATGGCAAACATGACCCTCAAGAAGTACGACGGGACGACCGACTGCACCTACACCGTTCTGCAAGGCAGCGGTCCCAGCTATAGCTGGGCCGATACCGCGCAGGGAACGCCCGGAGGTTTCCGGACGATCGCGATGCAGGTCAAGCAGCCGTCGGACCCGACCAAGGGGGTTACTCGCACGATCGTGAAGATCGCGCGTCCGTTCGTCAATACGACGACGGGGCTGGTCGACTACGTCGGCCGGGTGCAATTCGAAGTGCTCGTCCCCGTGAACGCCACGGCGGCCGAACGCCAGGAGCTCTACGCGATGGCACGGTATTTCGTGCCTCACGCGAACTGCTTGGCGGCGGTTGTCGACGGTCAAGGGATGTACTAGCAATCGTGAACTCAGCTTTTTGGCTGAATCTACTTTTGCCGGTGCTCCTCAAGCTCGTAAAACAGCTTGGGGAGGAAGCACTGGTGAGAGTGAAGGGTCAGTGCAACGAGTGTTTGTTGAAAATCATTCATAACAAGCACTCGGACGACACGCTGGCGTAAGCCAGGCTCTTCTCTTACACCCCATCTTAATGGAGAATTGCAAATGCGGAGTGCGATGCGAAATCGTCTCGCAAACGTTCGTAATCAAATACGAACACCTCGGGTAACCTCTGATGAAGAGGTCCTCGAGATTGCCCAGTCGCTGTGGTCACAACTCGACACACCGTTAAGTCTTGGACTCAGTCTCCTCGCAAACGCGGGTCAGATTGAGGATCTCTTGAGAGTTGAAGTTCAACCTTCAAGGTACCTTGACTCGGATTATTCGCTCTTTCGGGACGACGTACAGGCCGTGGCGTTTCTAAAGAAGATGCCTCTCAAGACATCTATCGATAGAAGTGCTGTTGCCTGGAAGAAGTTCCTAGATTGCGAAGAACTGTGTCGGCAGACTAACGATCGAGTACGCCAGTATCGGGAGGGGAGCGGTTGCTCCCCCGCTGTGCAGGAGGTTTTACACTCTGCACAGTGGAAAATTTCCCGATGGCTTGGTGAGCTCGATCCGAAGTCTTGGGCCCTTAGGTGTCGTTTTGGGCCGGGCGCCGATCTTTCAACGAAAGGTCCGTGCGTTTCGCCTTACCACAAGCTTTCTCGTTTATCTTCGACAGAAGATTTCGCGGAAGGTGCGGCGGCTTTGGTGTTCAGCCATCCGTCGTGGGCTCGCCTCGTCCATGGAATAGATCCCATGGAATCTAACCAACAAGTACCTAGTTGGTTCGACATCGAGGTGGTCCCGGGCAACAAGCTCGTGTTTGTACCGAAGACTGCTCTAACTGATCGCAGTATAGCGATCGAGCCACGTCTTAACATCTATGCCCAACTGGGTATAGGTGCTCTTCTTCGTCAGCGTCTCAAAAGGAACGCTCACTTAGATTTGGACGATCAAGCCCCTTCACAGAGGCTTGCTTGGCTTGGCAGTTGTAAAGGTACAGTCGCCACCATTGACTTGTCCTCTGCCAGTGACACACTGGCTAAGGAACTAGTCCGTGAGTTGATACCTTCTCCATGGCTTACAGCTATGGAGTGGTGTCGCTCTAGCAATGGAGTCTTTACTGATGGTTCGGGCGTGAAACACCCGATTTATTACCAAAAGTTCAGCTCCATGGGCAATGGTTACACATTTGAGCTCGAAAGCATGATCTTTTATGCTCTAGCGCTCTCGTGTGCGGAGATATGTCATACTGACACATCTCTTACCCGTGCTTATGGTGACGATGTCGCCGTTCCAGTGGAGGCTGTCGCCTTATTGGAAGAAGTTTTCGCTTTTTGCGGCTTCGAAGTGAATCGGAAGAAGAGTTTCTCTTCCGGTCCATTCCGTGAGTCGTGTGGAGCGGATTACTTCAACGGCGTCGACGTTCGTCCCTATTTCCAAAAGGAGCAACTAACACATGTGGAATGCCTTTTCCGTCTGGCTAATGGTCTCAGGCGCGTTGCTTATCGCCGCAATCGTTTTTACGGTTGTGATGGTAGGCTTAAGCGCGTTTGGGATCATGTTGTTCGACGGGTACCTCCTTCACTTCGGTCTCTCAAAGGACCTTTCCGCCTAGCCGATCGGTTCACACCGCCCGGCCAGATGGATGTAACAAGTGATGACTCATACCTCGCCGTTAATCTCGACGAGGCTATGAGTTCCCTGTACGTCTCGAGAAATCGAGACGTCCAGAGAGGGTGGCATTTTGCAAGTGCTGCTCCTACCAGCAGGCACATTAGTGCCGATTACGGAGACCTGGCAGGTATTCTTGCCTACGCTCTGTATGCTGGTCGGGACGGAATCTCGGCCGAATCTTCACCTCATGATCGTGACGGGAACCGCAAGGTTCCCATCCGAGGTGAAGGGCCGAGAAGGCTTGTTCTCAGGTGTTTTACGCCTGAGTTTCTGGAGGTTGGTCCTTGGGTTTGATCTTTAAATCCTAGAATCTCCTTCTTAAATTTCCCAAAATCCTTTTGGGTGGGTGAAGTG